TGCTACAGGTGCAACCGGGGCGGCCGGCAGAGGTATAAGTTCAACCGCCATCACATACCAGTCCGGCACAAGCGGAACAGCTGTGCCGAGCGGCACATGGACTTCGTCAATTCCGTCCGTTGCCGCAAGTCAATACTTGTGGACACGCACTATCATCACCTACACAGACAGCACGACCAGCACTTCTTACAGCGTGGGTATGATGGGCGCAAAAGGCGACAAGGGCGACACCGGGGCAGCCGGAACGTCCGCGCCGACTATCACGATGGTTCGGGAGCAGTATTACCTTTCAACCTCGAACACCGCGCAATCGGGCGGCAGCTGGCTTGATACTGTTCCCACATGGGTAAACGGCCGCTTTTATTGGACGCGAGTGGCTTCTACCTTCAGCAACGGAACGACGACCTATTCAACGCCCGTTCTCGATAATGGACTTAATAATTCGTTGGTGACGGCACTGGAGGCTAAAACACTGTCACAGTCTTTGCAAACGACCGTGACCCAACACGCTACCGCCATTTCCCTCAATGCAGGCAATATTACAAGCCTTGCAACAAGGGTGACTACCGCCGAGGCTTCCTTGACGGTGCAAGCCGGGCAAATATCCAGCAAAGCAAATCAGACTACCGTGGACACCTTGACCGGGCGTGTAACGGCGGCGGAGTCGTCTATCGTTCAAAACGCGGAGTCTTTCACTCTTTCGCTGGCACAGCAGAGCAAGGTCGTGAACGGACTCGCCGGGGCAAGTATCCTACAAACGGCGTGGCAGCAAGGCACGCTATCAACTTCCACCGGCGCGGAATCAAACAGCACATCCTATGTTCGCAGCGGCTGGTTTGATGTGGTTGAGGGCAAAAGATATTTGCTCCAAACCTATGAAGGCGCCAGTGCCTACAGTATTCACAGCACGGCGTATTTGTTTTATTACCGGGCGGACAAAACCTTCCTCTCATATACAAGCAACGGAAGTTCAACCACGCCCTTCACGGTTCCGGCGAATGCCGCATATCTGCGTATTCGTTACACGACGACAGCTTCGCCGAGTACCATCAACTGCTATCTGCTGCAAACGGAAACATCGGCGGGATATGTCAATTTGACAAACCTCACCAGCATGGTGAACTTACAGGCAACCAGCGATTCTTTGCTGGTAACGGTTACCGAAACGGCAACTGCTATTGGCACACCCTTCAAAGTTCAGCAGTGGGAGCGCGGAAATCTCTCAACCTCTACGGGTGAGGAATCCGCATCCAATTCCTATCTGCGAAGCGGATATATTGCCGTGACTCCCGGCGACAGATACATCTCTCAGTTGATAGACGGTACGGCGGTGTCGATGGCTTACTTTTATTACAGTGAAGAGGCTTTCCTTTCGTACAGCAGTACATCAAGTGCTGTGACGGTTCCTGCGAATTGTACCAAAATGCGGATTCGGGTAACGACCTCCGTCCTCCCGGATGCCTATACGGGAAATGTCTACGCAGGCACTACCCGGCAAGACTACAGCAAAGGCAATACGCTGTATTCCGCGCTGCTGATGCAAAAAGACCTCATCAATCTGCGGGTGGGCAAGGACAATGTCATCAATCAAATCAATATCTCCACCGAGGGGATTTTGATTGCCGGTGACAAAATCAGGATCACAGGCACGACGACCATTGACAACGCGGTTATCCAAACCGCTGCGATTGCGAACCTTGCCGTTTCTACCGCCAAGATTGCAGACCTCGCTGTCAGCACGGCCAAAATCGCAGACCTTGCGGTCTCCAACGCGAAGATTGCAAACCTCGCTGTCAACACGGCACAGATTGCAAATGCGGCTATTACCAACGCAAAAATCGGCAGCCTTGCTGTGGGTACGGCACAGATTGCGGATGCCGCGATAACGGATGCGAAGATTTCAAACCTCAGTGCCGCGAAAATCACAACAGGTACGCTTTCGGCTGACCGAATTGCAGCAGGCTCCATTACTTCGGCAAAGCTGACCATCGCCAACGGCTTTATTACAAACGCTATGATTGCCGATGCCACGATTCAGAGTGCCAAAATCGGTGCTATCGACGCGGCAAAAATCACGACAGGCACACTGGCGGCGGCTCGAATCGGCGCGGGTAGTATCACTGCTGACAAGGTTACCACGAACTTCCTTCAGACATTGACTGGCAGTTCGTCCATCAGAATTACAGGCACGACAATCAGTTACTACAGCGGAAGTACGCTTACATCGCAAATCAACTCAAGCGGCTTTGAGCTGACCCGTGACGGATCGAAAATAGGACGAATCGGAACGAACAACTTCTCCGGGCAGCCATCATGGCGGGGTTTAGTATTCGACCTTGAATATGCAGGGAATTATATGTGCTGGGCATGGCGTGAAACATCATCGGCTTCTTCATACACCACAAAGCTGACTTATTATCGTGCTAAGCTGGATAATGGCAGAGAAAAAGGATTCCACTTTGATGATGTGGTGTTTTTCAAGGGGAATCTCGGTGTCGCTTCGGGATCAAGTGTTGTTACAACGCAAGTGCATTACTGGACGTTGGGTTCGGATAACTGCTACGCCATGCGTACTTCAAACGGCAAAGCCGGGTTCGCAATGGGCAACAGTAATCTTATTCTCGGTGACGACGGACAGTGGGTGGACTTCGGTGTCATCCGTGAAATCTGCAAGAAGTTGGCCGGAAAGACCATCGCTTTGCCTTGTGGCTTCAATAGCAACGGGCAAGCAACCAGCTGGTACAACCCCGAATCATACAACAGTATGAATTGGTGGACTACATGATAACAGGAGGGAAAATTTATGGTTGAGAAACAAATCATCGCTCCGCCTATTGAAACGGAGGAGATAGAATCCGGGGAGCCGTTCGAGGAAGAGAAGTATTATATACCCCCGCATCCCGAAGGAACCGCACCATTGAGCGTAGAGAGCGCAAGTTCCGAAGAGCCTGTTATCGCTCAAGATATGCTGCCCGAATTGATACAGCAGGCGGTGGCCGACCTTCGCATTGAACTGAAAACGGATATCGAAACGCAAACAAGAAGGATTCAGGATGATCTTCAGATTGAATTGAAATCGGAACTTCTAAAAAATGAGAAAGTGGGGTTAGAACCAAATGCTAAAAATTAAAAATCACCAGCTGGTGGATGTGGTTGAGTTCTTGGAAAAAACGGAGCTCAAACCCAAGCCAAGCCGTGTGCGAACCAAACTGAACAAACTGTTTTATGCCAAAATTCAAGACCTGCAGGGTGATGAAATGGCATTGCTGGATAAGTTCGGCGAAAAAGACGAAAGCGGCAGGCTCATTGAGGATCAAGGCACCTATACGCTGATTCCCGAAACCGCTGCCGAATATCATGGGGAAAAGCGGACTCTTTTGGACGAGACCGCGTCGGTCAATGTGGATGAACTGAGAGATAAACTCGGTACATTGATTGAGGAACTGGAAAATAGCGACATCAAGCTTTCAGGCAAAGACGCCGAGGCTTTGGACATATTGCTTGATGTGCTGGAAGAGGAGGTAAAAATGGTGAAATAGCTTATTGCCGGCCACTGGTCTTTGGCGGGCAAATAAAAAATAAAAGACCGATGCATCGTGCGTCTGCCTTCGGGTGGGCGCTATTTTATTACAAAAAATTGGAGGTAAACGAACATGAAAGAAATCTGGAACTGGATTCAAATCACCTTTGCCGCTATCGGCGGTGTACTGGGTGGAGTCCTCGGAGGCTTGGATGGCTTCCTGTACGCATTGATCGCCTTTGTGGTGATCGATTATATCACAGGCATTATGTGTGCGGTGGTGGATAAAAAACTCGATAGCTCGGTGGGCTTTCGCGGGATTTTCAAGAAAGTCCTCATATTTGCTATGGTGGCGGTGGCTCATATTATTGACACGCAAATTCTCGGCATTACCGGGGATGGTTCAGCGATTCGCACGGCGGTGATTTTCTTTTATCTCGCCAACGAAGGCTTGTCCATACTGGAGAATACCACACGACTGGGTCTGCCCGTTCCCGATAAACTGAAGGCCGTACTCGGTCAGCTCCATGGGAAAACGAACATCGAAAAACCCGGTGAACCCACTAACCCTTCAGAGCCGGATGACGGAGAGTATATCACGCCGCCGCACCCGGAAGTGGAATCGCCAACCGAAAATGGAATGGAGGAAAACGACAATGAATCTGCAAAAATTAATTTTCACGAATAACGCCTGCTATAAGGCAGGCCGCACCATCGCCGTCAAAGGTATCATGGTGCATTCCACCGGGGCGAACAACCCTAACCTCTGCCGCTATGTCGGCCCGGATGACGGGTTGCTCGGTAAAAACTCATACGGCAACCACTGGAATCAAGATAAACCCGACCAGCGGCAAGTCTGCGTTCATGGTTTCATAGGCAAGCTGAAGGACGGCTCCATCGCCACCTATCAGACTTTGCCTTGGAATCATCGCGGCTGGCATGGCGGCTCCGGCTCAAAGGGTTCTGTCAATGACACCCACATCGGGTTTGAAATCTGTGAGGACGGTCTGACCGACGCCACCTATTTCCGCAAGGTCTTTAATGAGGCCGTGGAACTTTGCGTTTACCTTTGCAAGATGTATAACCTCGATCCCACGAAGGACGGCGTTATCATCGGGCATTACGAAGGGTACTCGCGCGGCATCGCCAGCAACCACGGCGATCCTAAGAACTGGTTTCCCAAGCATGGTGAGAGCATGGNCAGCNNCCNNGNCGANCNTCAAGAACTGGTTTCCCANGCATGGGAGCNGCAACGCCTACAACTCCGACCACACCGACGACTCCGACCCCCGGCGGTGTTACTGAAGGTTCGCTGGTGGCGATTAAAGCCGGAACGCAAAATTACTATCCCGGCAGTTCTGCCGTTCCCGGCTGGGTAATCAGCGACTACAACCACATCGTTACGCAGACAATGTCGGGTGGTAAGGCTGTGGTTAAGAGCGGCAAGACCTGTGTGTTGCTCGGTAAAAAGGTCAATAAAAAGACAGGCAAGGAAGAAGCCGGAATCAACACATGGATTGACAAGGATGTGCTGGAAGCGGTCGGCGCTGCAACTGCACCTGCTCCGGCATTCACCGCTTATACAGTCAAGGTGACCGCCAGCGAATTGAACATCCGCAAGGGGCCGGGTACGAACTACGGCACCAACGGAAGCATCAAGGACAAAGGCGTCTACACCATTGTGGAGGAATCCAGTGGACAGGGCGCTACCAAGTGGGGCAAACTGAAGAGCGGCGCAGGCTGGATCAGCCTCGACTATGTTCAGAAGCGATAACCCTGCGTACAAAGATAAAAATTCAAAGAAACGAGGTTAAACCTATTATTGCGGAGGGCGGCTCTTGATGGGCCGCCTTCCGCTTCCCTTTAAGGAGGTGCCGGCCATGACAGGCGAGCAAAAACAACGCATTCATGCGCTTCGGCAAAGAGGTCTTGATTACGGCGAAATCGCTGACATTATCGGCATTGCCAAAAATACTGTCAAAACCTATTGCTGGCGCAACAACCTGTCTAAGAGCAACGCTTCCGAAGAAACGGGGATCAAAGAAAACAATGATTTATGTAAGCACTGCGGTAAAAAGCTGGATGCATCCAAGACCAAGCCGAGAAAATTCTGCTCGGATAACTGTCGTTTTACATGGTGGCAGCAAAACCGTGACCAAATAAAGTGCAAGGCGGTATATCCGAAAGTATGCGCCCAGTGCGGCGATGCTTTTGAAAGTTACGGCAATGCGAAAAGAAAATACTGCTCCCATGCCTGTTATATCGCCCACCGATTTCCGCACGAAGGGACGGTGGCGACATGACACAAGAACAGTTTGTTCGTGAACGTGATTACAGTGCAGCTGTTTCCATCGCAAAAATAATGCTCCAAAAAGGGATTATAAGCGAAAAAGAGTATCGTAAAATTGATACAATGTTCACCCGAAAATACCGCCCTGTAATCGGCGGTATTTCTCTTGAAAAACCTTGACTTTTCGGGCTTTTAGAGTGATATATGTAACAGCCGAACTACAAAGGTTCGGTACCCGGAAAGGAGGAATTTTAATGCGGGAAATAAGGAAACTCGAACCCACAATCCCATCCCTGCCGCAACGAAAAAAAGTGGCTGCTTACGCCAGAGTGTCCAGTGCGAAGGATGCCATGCTTCAGTCGCTGTCGGCACAGATCAGTTATTACAGCGCCTACATTCAACGGCGCACTGATTGGGAATACTGCGGCGTATATGCAGATGAGGCATTGACGGGGACGAAAGACACACGCCCTGAGTTTCAGAGGTTGATCGCCGACTGCCGCGCAGGGCTGATAGACTTGGTACTGACCAAATCAATCAGCCGGTTCGCAAGAAACACGGTGACCATGCTGGAAACGGTGCGTGAGTTAAAACAATTAGGTGTGGATGTCTATTTTGAACGTGAGAATATCCACAGCATGAGCGGGGATGGTGAGTTAATGCTTACCATCCTCGCTTCTTTTGCACAGGAAGAAAGCCTGTCGGCATCCGAAAATTGCAAGTGGAGGATTCGGAAGCGATTTGAACAGGGAGAGCCGTTTGGATTTTGCGGAATGTACGGTTTCGATTACAAGAACGGTGTACACAGCATTAACGAAGAACAGGCTGCCGTGATACGGCAGATTTTCGATTGGTACATCGGCGGTGACGGCAATGACAAAATTTCAAAACGTCTCAATGAAAAAGGCATCTGTTCTTATTTGGGCGGCCGCTGGAGTGCAAGCCGTATCGGTGATTTGATTCGGAACGAAAAACTCACAGGCAACAGTCTTCTTCAAAAAGCATTTACAGAAAACCATTTGACAAAACGGAGAATCCGCAATGTCGGGCAACTACCCCGATACTTCGCCGAAGAAACCCACCCCGCTATTATCGACGCTGATACCTTTGAAAAGGCACAGCGCATAAGACGTGAGCGTGCGGTACATTTTAAGGCAACCGATGACAGTCAGAATAAATTTCCGTTCACAAGTCGGATTGTTTGCGGACATTGCGGTAAAAAGTACAGACGTAAAGTTGTGCAAGGACGATACTACTGGCAATGCGGAACCTTCCTCACGGAAGGGCGGGATATCTGTCCGGCACAGCAAATCCCCGAAAAGATACTGGAGGGACTGACCGCTGAGCTTGGTGGTATTGAAAATATTGCCGTGATGCTTGTTCCAAAGCCTAACATGATTATTTTTCGGCTTATCAGCGGACAGGAAATACAACGAGAGTGGCATACCACACGCCGCGATAGCTGGACGGACGAAATGAAGGAAACCGCCCGAAAGCGGGCATTGGCAATAAATGCGGAAAGGAGGTCGCAGCTATGAGTACAGCGACAGCAAAGGCAACAAAGGTGACAGTAATGCCGCCCACAATAAATGTAATACAGAATGACGGTTTGACTATGCGGCGAAAAAAGCGTGTGGCAGGCTACGCAAGGGTATCCACTGATCAGGAAGAACAGCAAAACAGCTACGATGCACAGGTGGATTATTATACCCGGCATATTCAGTCAAACCCCGACTGGGATTTTGTTGAAGTCTATACGGACGATGGGATTTCGGCAACTTCAACCTCCAAGCGTGAAGGTTTCAAGAGAATGATTGCCGACGCTCTGGAGGGGAAAATAGACCTAATCCTCACAAAAAGCGTCAGCCGCTTTGCCCGAAACACGGTGGACAGCCTAACAGTTATACGCCAGCTTAAGGAAAAAGGCGTCTATGTTTATTTTGAAAAAGAAAACATAGACACCGGGGATGCGAAGGGCGAACTTCTTATTACAATAATGAGTTCGCTGGCACAGGAGGAAAGCCGCTCCATCAGCGAGAATGTCACATGGGGACAGCGTAAACGGATGCAGGACGGAAAGGTCAGCCTTCCGTATAAACAGTTCCTCGGCTATAAAAAAGGCGAGGACGGACTTCCGCAGGTTGTGGAAGCTGAAGCAGAGATTGTTCGGCTGATTTATAAAATGTATCTGAATGGCAACACTGCCACCAACATCGCAAAGCACCTCATGGAGAACGGCATCCCCACACCGGCAGGCAAAAAGAACTGGGGTACTTCCACTATTTTATCAATGTTGCGGAACGAAAAGTACAAAGGTGATGCCTTACTCCAAAAAGGCTATACAGTAAACTATCTAACCAAAGAGAAAAAGAAAAACGAAGGTGAGATACCTCAATACTATGTAGAAAATTCGCACCCGGCTATCATTAAACCGGAAGTGTTCGATCTGGTACAAGATGAACTTCGACGGAATCTTGCCACCGGCTCCAGCCGAAGCGGAGGATATTGTTTTTCATGTATGGTGGTTTGCGGAGAGTGCGGAGGGTTCTTTGGCTCAAAGGTATGGCACTCTACCAGTAAATACAAACGTACAATTTGGCGGTGCAATCATAAATATGAGAAAAAAGGCAACGTGGGATGCCACACGCCTCACCTTACCGAAAGCCAAATCGGATGGGCGTTTGTAGAGGCGTTCAATCAAGCGCTGATGAACAAGGATTTGTATTTTGATGAGTACGACGCCATCGTTGAAATGCTCACAGAAACCGCCGACTTGGATAAAGAAGCGACAAAGCTGAACGAGGAAGTCGTGGCCGTTTATGAACTCATACGGCAAGGCATTGAACAAAATGCCCGTGTTCCTCAAGACCAAGAAAAATACAGCATCCATGCCGCAAAGCTTGAGGAACAGTACACCATTGCCAAGAATCGGCTGGCAGAAATCGCCGATGAAAAACAAGCACGGACAGTACGAAAGGAACGGCTCAACCGCTTTCTGAATGAACTCCGCAAGCGTGGTGAACTGCTGGCCGAGTTCGATCCTACATTGTTTCGGGCTACCGTGGAATTCATCACGGTGCATTCGGAAAAAGATGTGGTGGTTACCTTTCGGGACAGCAGCGAAATCCATGTGGATGTGAGCGGAAAATAAAGCATATGAAAAAGCCTGCGCGGTTGTTCTTTAGGGAACGCTGCGCAGGCTTTTTTTGTTTGCGTTGAAATATTAACATTTTTATATTGAATTTTGAAACAAAACAGACTACAATGATATTTACAAGGGCGGTTACACAATTTCACGAAACTAAACAATTTCACGAATTTCATTTGAACAGAAAGATATGTGCTTTTGTATCAACGCCGTAATTCTTAGGCACATCAAAGGACAAACTTTGATATAATGGAAACCGTCCAATGTGGGCGGTTTTCATTATTTCGAAGCCAAGACAGCCTTTATATCAAGCGGTTTCGGATATTCACCGTTTTTGTATGGCTGTTGGGGCGTGTGAAAAATCCGGCGAAAACATGCGGCGGGCTTTCCTACGCCACAGTCGTTCAAAAAACACCGAACCCCCTCTCATTAAAAGCCAAATCATGAGGAGATTTTTATGGAAAATATTAACCAAATAGCAACTTATCTTTTAGAACATATTTCTGATTCTATACCATCCTTTATATTGCAAAAAGAAATATTAAAGCTCTCACCAACGAGCCAGGATTATACAAATATCTACAATCAAATCAGTCAATCAAAGTGGTACAAACAGCTTGTTGACAAGCAGTGGGAAGATGGTTCGTGGGGTAGATTTCATTCGATGGATTCACGGATTGCCAATAAACAAAAATTCGTTTCAACCGAAGCGGCGCTTAGACGCTTGCGTGAATTGGGTGTATCGAAGGATGATCCGGTGGTCGCAAAATGCGTCAGGCTCATGGAGCGGTATATACGCGAAGAGGAAGCGTGGCCGGATTATGTTGAAAAACACAAGGATAACGGATGGGGATTCATATTTTGCCGCCCGTTTTTAACAGCGGCGAATTTGAATCTGTTTGATCCTGAAAACCCTGTGATAAAATCTTTGCGCGATGTCGTGGCAGAAACGATTAAAACGGCGTTTGTGGATGGCTGTTTTGACGAAGTTTACTGGAAACAAAGAGTCAGTGAATACCTTGTGCCGAGCATTGCACATCCGGGGATTGCCTACAGTCCGATGTTGTTGCAAAATGTCGGTTGCATGGAGGATACATTGCAACGAAAATATTTGAGTTACATATGGGAAAAACAGGACGGTATTTATTATATTTCAAACTTTGCCGTTTCAAAAAAACATAGCTTAGAAGATAAAAAGTTTACCACATGGTTGTCATCGCTTGAATTGTTGAGCGGTTTTTCTCTCTTTCCGGAATTTATGAAAAATGATATTTTTCAGCATCTGATGAACGAGGTCAATCGAATAATAATTGGCGATGTTACTTTACCTCCGGCTCACCCAATAACCGGTCACTATTCTGACAATTGGCGTGATAAAAATAAACGTAAAACAGACATGGTATTACGCATCGCAAGAATTCTTGTTAAATGTCAGAATAGTAATGCAGAATGCGAATAGTCTCTATAAGTTATTTTTGATATTAACATTGTCATTATAATAGGACTCGGAATTGCAGTGCGAAAGATCATATTAAAGTTTGTCCTTTTAGCCAAGCAAAAAATCTGTCGAAACTTGTCGACAGATTTTTTGGTATAATAAACAACAGTCATATTTAGTTATTATCCGGATAAAAACAAATATTTATTTTTAAAGGAGGTTTGAATCATGCAATGGGATTCGGCATTAAGCTGCGGGGTCGAAGAGATTGATAATGAACACAAGGAATTATTTCGAATTGTCGGTGAGCTGCAAAAAGTTGCAAATACCGAAAAAGCCATTGAGAAGTCTAATATGGCCTTGGATTTTCTTGGCGATTACGTTGTGAAACATTTTGCGCATGAAGAAGCTCTGATGTGTGCCTGTACATATCCCAACATGGAGGAACACAAGAAACTCCATGCAAAATTTGTACAAACATTTCTCGATTTAAAGAAAAAGTTTGAAGAAAGCAACGAACCGCTTTCTGTTTCTACGCAGATTAATTATGCGGCTATGAGCTGGTTAATAAATCATATTAAAGTTATTGATATGCGGTTTATTGAATATTATATTAAACATACACAATAGATTGGGTTTTGCGCAATAGCTGCCTCTTTTTTGTCAGTGGATTATAAAATACCGAAACCTGCCAAATTGATTTTTCGGCAGGTTTTTGCTATAATGCAAGAAAAAACATTGAGGTGATATTTTATGGGAAGAGCGCCATTTCAAGTTTTAGTAATTCCATTCATCAAATGTGACAACAAAATTAAATATTGCGTTTTTGAACGAAAAAATCCTTTATGTCAATATCAATTTATAGCTGGCGGCGGCAAGAACGCCGAAACGCCTATTGAAGCTGCCAAAAGAGAAAGCGTTGAAGAAGCGCAAATCAGGTGTGATAATTTTATCAAACTGACATCTTTGTGCTACATCCCGACTCATATTTTTTCTAAAAAACAACGACAGGAATGGGGTGACGATATTTTTGTTATTCCGGAATATGCTTTTGCGGCAGAATTGAAATCTGAAAAGATAACAATATCCGATGAACATATTGATTTTCACTGGAGCACATATGACGAGGCAATTACAAAATTAAAGTGGGATAGCAATAAGACGGCTTTATATGAATTGAATTGTAGAATTAAATTAGCGCAAATGTTGATTGCAACTACCGGAATTGAGAAAGAAAACAGATGAAAGAGGTGCTTGCCAAATGCAAGAACAATCAGGTGAGAAAAAAGCTGCTGTGTCATTTATATGCGGTTTTGCAGGGGCCTTTTTGCATGGATTATCTTTAGCTAATGTAATGTTATTCCATTTCTTAACAGAGGAATTAGGAATCCTGTCTTTGGAAAACATGGATGAAATCCTGATTTTTTTCTACGTGTTTTCCAGCTTTTTGATAGCGCCAATTTTGGGAGTTATTGCAACGGTTCAAGGTAAAAAAGCGAAAAGTTTGCTTTCTCAAACATCGCAATCGTTTAAAAAAGCAACCAACGGTTCTTTATTAGGAAAGATAAGTGTTTTATTACCAATGTCGATTCTTTTATTTGCTTTGGCAGGATTCGTTGTTGTATATTTTATATTGCGCGTACTTTTTGGTATAAATGTCTAAAACCAATTATTTAAGGAGCACACCCTGCAATGTGTTGATTTTTGAAGGACTTCATGGTATAATAAATCCCGTCAAAGTTTGGCGAGTTTCACAGGGAAAATAGGGGCTGCGCGCGAAATAAATCTGCAATTACAGGAAAAGGGGTTTTACTATGGCGGAAATCTTAACGGGGATCGGCATTTTTTTAATTATCATAACACTGATAGTTCTGATTGCCATTGTCTCGTCCTTGTTTATTGTACAGCAACAAACAATAGCGATTATTGAACGGTTCGGAAAGTTTCGGCGCACGGCGGAAGCCGGTTTGCATGTCCGGGCACCCTTTGGAATTGACCGTATCGTCAAACGGATGAAGCTTCGTATCCAGCAAAACAATATAGAAATTGAAACCAAGACGAAGGACAATGTTTTCGTCAGGCTGAATCTGGCTGTGCAGTTTCAGGTGGATTCCAAAAAGGTTTCCGACGCTTATTACAAGCTTTCGGAACCAATCGTACAAATCAGATCCTATGTGGAAGACGCGATACGGTCCTCTCTGCCCAAATATACGCTTGATGAATCCTATGAAAAAAAGGATGATATTGCCCGGGATGTCTTTGACACGGTGTCAAACGAAATGTCCGAGTATGGTTATATCATTATCAAGACGTTGATTACGTCCATTGAACCGGCGCAAGAGGTGAAGGATTCCATGAATGCCATCAACGCCGCACAGCGCCAACGGCAGGCGGCCCAGGAGCTTGCCAACGCGGATAAAATTAAAGTTGTTACGGCTGCCGAAGCGG